TACATGGTTCCCCTCGCGGTGATTGAGAGACAGGTTTGAAGTATATTCGCCTGCTAACTTGATCTATACCATGAGTTACCCCATTGGTCTCCAACTACGTTGGAATATCCTCCGATTCGTCGGAGTCTGTATAGGGCTCATCTAAGCCCATTTCCGCCAGGATTTTCCTGGCCATTGGCCTCGCTGTGAGGTGAAACAAGTGGAGAACCACTTTTGTGATGGGATCTCCCATCATAACGCCACGTTGTGTGACGAAGTAGTCCAGAGTCTTATCCTCTGGATCCTTAAACTCCACTTGACGTGGAGCCATCAATGCGAACGTTACCGTTTCGCGGTACCATTTTGGTAAACCTAGTTTAACTAGGAGACGTCCCAACATAATTTGGGACACATACGGATCACAATAATCCGTCGCGTTCGACCAGTCGGTCGAAAAGATATTCACGTTCTGAGATCCCGTGAACAAAAAGCGGGCAGCCGGGTTGCTGTCCGATAAGCGCTTGAAAAAATTCCAAGCATGTGAAGCGGCCTTGATGCCGCTTGAACTTGAAGGCACAGCCTTCAGAAATTCCAGTCCCATATGAGAGACTGGGTGTAGCAATAGCGCGTGGGCTATTGGTGTGACCGTGATACCACGGTATTTACCTAGTTCTGAAACTAGGGATATCCTCATGGACATGAGGTTTTTCCCGTAGCATGCGCTACGGTCTCTGAACTGGCCACATGACCAGTTAAAAAGCCGTTCTCCAACGGCCGAATTGGATTCGTCCAATACCTTACCCGTAGGTAAGCCTGTTTCGAGGTTAATTTCCTCGATTTTTGGGTTCTCTTGAAGAACCCTCCTGGAAGCTTCAAGCTTCCCACCCTCCTTAACTGGAGTAAAGAACTCTCCCGAATCTGAGAGAGATATTTTGGCGGATTTCACAATCCGCGTGAAAAAACCTGTTTGGTTTTCAATAACGCTGAGAAGAGTCTCAGTGAATAGCTCATCGATTATTCGATGAATATGGGGCGCGAGCCCCCTTGCCAACTGTGGGTTGGCCGGTGTGGTCAAGGTTAACTTGATCTTATCCAGGGTTTCCTGGTACATGGAGCGCGGAGGCACTCCCGAAGCTCTCGTTTGAGAGATTATAGACGCCTGATAGACGTCATTAGCAGATCCTATCTGCATTATCTTTAGCAGTTTGCTAAAGAAACTGAGTACACGAGGTACTCGTATTTCGGCATAATTGCCGTTCTGACGGAACGCTTGTTCCTTTATCGATTTACGAACCGATTTTATCTCCTTGAACATGGAGACCCTTTCTTGACCATTGTGAAAATAGTCATATATAAGCCCCGAAATGAGGCAGTTTTGGACTTGATCAATGAAGTCCCAATTTTGGACGAATTCTACGTCCGGAAAAGCCAGAATAATCTGGAACAATAGGCCATCACAGGTGGCCAATGTCTGATGCAGCTTAGCTGCACAGCCCTTCTTCAAAGGAAGAAGCATAATGTCCCGAATTTTTTCGGGACCGTTGGGCCGGGAGAACCCGGCCAGTAATCTCGCCATGACATGGCGATTACCTTTCGCCAAACGGCGAAACCAATAAGTCCCCCTAGAGAGGACCTTCATAGCGGTACCTACTGTACCGAGATTATCAAAGGTTACCCTTTGTTTAAGACCTGTTAGGTCCCTTGGGAGCTTGGACTCCCATACATTGTCAGCATTGTGACAAACTAGGACTTTTGGAAAGTCCCTTTCTTCGCTATAGTTAGCGATGTGATCACGGTGAACCGTGAGATTGAAGTCAAACAGACTTCTGTGCCGTTGTTCGGCAGTACAGGAACACGTATGTTCCCCTTTATGTCCCCATTTGAGGATATGGGAAGACGTAAACGTCTTCAATGACAACACATCCGTGTTGATATCCCAACTTAATGGGACGACAGGGCTACTAACCCTGGTATGTGACATATTATCTGTCACCAGCGATTTCCCGCTGTTTAGCCCTGGTATTCACCTGGGCGATCAGTCGATAGTGTAAGAGCGCGTGTAGCCAACTATCAATAAAC